CGTGTGGTACCGCAACTCGCTTTGCCTAAGCGATATGCGGCAGTCACGAACGGAGCCATGAAGGAACGCTAACATCAACCCTTCTGGGTTGACGAAGCGCCGCTTCAGCCGTTTAGGTACACGTATTTCACCGTCCTTGATGGTAAGACGCTTTGGGTTGGGCGCTCGGCGGCTGTAGACAACAGCCTGGCCGTTCGTCCTCCCTAGGCTTAACCTCACCATCTCGAAAGGCACACGTATACCAGCATCATGGTTCTCAGCGGGCGGTACAGGTAACCACCTTACCGAGTCCACAAGCCGTCGAATCGTCCTACACAGGAGAATTCCTGTTTTGGACGACCAGACGTTCAGCGCGTTGATGGCAACGTAACGTGATTCGGGCGTATCGAGTCGTTGAATGTAAACGCCTCGAACATCGTGACCCTTAAAGAAGTCACGACCGCACGATTCACGGAAAGACCCCTCAACGAAGGACTTATCGCGATTTACTTCAAACCCCAAGAGGTCGAGGAGCCTCATCACACGGTGTGTGACGAGCTTGTGACATATGATGTCATCTCCAAAGACCCCCCAGTAGCCAGAGGTCCATCTCAGGTCCTGCTGGCCGGGCTTGCAAGTAGTGTACGGTCTCACGGGTTTGGACCCGATTGACTTTATACACGCGACTACGACGCAGGAAAACACAAGGGTTTCCAACGGGAACGTAAAGCCGTTTCCCATAGTACTAACCATGTGTAATTCCAGTTGCTCGCCAGAGAGGTTCCCTTGTGGGGAACGCAACAGCCTTAAGAGGTCCATCACAGGACCCGGTAAAGCCCATTCTAGCATGGGTAAGCCCAATGAGTCGGAAGCATTGCTTAGGTCTAACGTAGTTAGCCCATCAGTCACGCTGCCGAAACGAGCGGCCTCCTGGTTAATCTGCGGCTGGGAAGTTATATCGAGTCCAAAGAAGGACACGAGTCTTTCCTCCAGCAGTCGGCCGAACCCCAGCTGATAGAACATATTCAGCGAAGGTTCTATGGCAATTAACCGAGATGTTGTATCATCTTTCGGAACGAAGCTGAACCTACTACCTGGAACTAACGCCGGCTCTCCCCAAAGGCTTGCGCGGTTGGATTCCGCGGTTGCCCAAGTGGAGAGAAGGTCATTAGATACCGCGTTACTATATGCGGTTACTAAGGCCTGTCTAGTACAAGTGAGGGGTGAGTCAAAGAACTTCGTATAGAAGTCCTCGCCTCGAGCCCCTACAGCCACTCCTGGCCCACAACGCCCACGATCGAAAAGGTCGTTGACGTGGAAGGTAAGGTTATGGCCCTCGGGATAGAAGAACCGGTAGAGCAAGTTTTTAAACTCACCCATCAGCTCCTCATCGAGACTCGTACACGGATTATAGACCCAAGTACGGCACCGCTCATTAGAGCGGAGGAACTTCTCAGCCGCAACAGTGTCACCCTCTAGCGTTGTCCGCCTAGAAGCTAAATGCTTCTTTAGGAAGGACTTCGCCAAAGAGATAGCTGCTACGGCCTTAGGATCAAGATCCGGCCCCCAGCCATCAGCGGGTTTCCACCCGTTAGGCAGGTAGGGCTTCAGGTCTTCCAACAGGTCGCTAAAGAGCAGATCTGACATTGCCATAGTCAACTCCTTAAACCAACTCCCAAAACGCGTGACTACTATCGGAAGAGCTCTGTTTCCAGGACTCTCTCGATCCATGACTGGACATACGTCCTAGCCATGGGGCTGCCGCTCAAAGTAGCGGCAGCCAGCAAGGCGAGGACCCCACATTTTACCTTGGGGCCCACTCTGCGCTTCATAACGGAGTGACCTAGTCGAAGCTAGATCACACCCGAAATGATCGCGTCGCCAAGCTCATTGCTCTGCTCCCAAAGGGAGCCAATGAGTAGTGACAGCGCCGCCCGGACACTCTCGGGATCAGCGACGTCGGCACCTGCCGGCACGCTGATTTCCAACTTGCAAAGCATAACCTGCTTTGGTTGGCCCGATAGAACGTCGACGCCCTTACGGACGGAGACGGTCCACGTGTTCTTCGGAACTGACGGCAACTGCCCGTTCGCTTGCAGCGCAGGCAAGGTAGGAAGTACCTTGGGCTGCGTCGCAAGCAAG